CCTGGAATAGATGTATTTGTTTTTGATATAGCACCAATATAAACATTATCTATAGCTTCGTTAGATAAGTTTCCTGAATCCCAAGTTACATTAACTGTAGTGTTTGTAGAAAAAGTTGAAGAACTAATTGTTCCATAAATTGTACCAGGTGTAGCAGCAGTTATTTTAATTCTTCTGCCTTCATGGTAAATTGAAGTTACATCAACACCATCAATTCTAAAAGAAGTACCACTTACATAAGTTGATACATAAGCACCTGAACCATCACCATATTCAACCCATTGAGAATCATTAAACCATTCTCTAGTATTCTTCATCAAAGCTCTAATGGCATTGTTCAAGTTAGAAGGTAACATTCCTTCTGCTGTACTTATACCATTAAGTGAAGTGTTATTTGCTTGTGTTGTTGAATAATCTTTTATACCTGCCATTTTAATCTCCTATGAACCAAGAATAAGCTTTGTCGCTTTCTTTGTTTCTGTCATTTATTAATGTATTGATAGCTTCTTCAATTTGTCTTTGAAAAAATTCTTGTGTTTCAAAACTATATCTAACGTTATCTATATCAGTTTTTTCCGTCATCTCAAACCTATTCTTGAAGCTACTAAATCAACTCCTTGTGCATGAGTCCATACAGATCCAGCAGGAGTAGTAACTTTAATTTTAAAATATCTACCAGATTGTCTTACTGGATTATCTCCACTTGCAACCATTATAGCTGGAACAGATTCGGTAGCTGTATCAGCTAATCGTTCTTTGCTCTGAATAGTTACTGTAGATGTTGCATCCACAATCGGTCTAACATTTGTTATACTACTTCTATGGCTTGGAAACAACTCTAATTCTCTGGTTTCTATAGTTCCTATATTTTCAGTTCCAGAGAAAATTGAAGCTTTATAATTATTATCTATAGCACCTAAATATCTTTGACCACCATTCCAAAAGTCAGTATCTAATGCAATGTTAATTTGATCTAAGTTTTCTGATATAATATCCATTAATTCTACAGTATATGCACCAACGAATTGTGAGAATATAGAACTAGCATTAGTATCTGCTGTACTCCATTTTTGAGTAGCATAATTATAAATAATAACTTTATCACAAATACCTGTAGTATTAGATGTATTAGAAGCTGAAGGATATAACCACATAGCTAATTGATTAAAAGGATCAACAGCAGATACAATTCTATCTGAGAAAGCTTTGTTTAAATCTGTATCAAAAAATCTATTAACTTTTTCTGCACCAATAGCATTAACTTGATCTCCATTTAATTCATAAAATCCATCATCAGCATAAAAGAATACTCTACGATTATCTTGGCAAACTGTTCTTCCATATACTGCACCTCTATTAGGTGAGATAACTGAAAGTCTAAATACTGTTGCACCACCGACATAGTCCATACGAACTATTTGGTTTTGTCTAAACACATAAGAAATTTCTCCAGATGTAATATGAACAATTTCTCCACCTGAACCTGGAAGGTCTTGAAAGTCTGATTGTTTAGATCCAAATTCCCAAGTTGAAATATCATTAATACCAGACCATTGTATTCTATTAGAATTATTTTGAATATTACCTGTAACTAAAAAATCTCTAATCACACCTGATACTTTAAAATTTGGAACTGTACCTGATGTTGCAATGCTAGATAAATCTGCAAAGTTAGTTGATGTTCCCATTAAATAATATTGAGGTACATCTACACCATTACTTGCTATGACATAATTACCGAATTGAGTAAATGTCCAATAATCTGTATTATCTCCAGTTAAACTAGATTTTCTTGAAGTAAAAGTTCCACCATCTAATTCATATAAATCTGTATTAGTTGCAACAAAGTTAAATACAGTATTAGAATTATCTCTAAAAGATCCTGCACCTCTACTATCTTTACCTATGTTGTTAGTTGAGTAAGGAACTAATGAAGGAAATCTTTTATAAGATGATGCTGCAAAATAAACATTGTTAGCAACCGTTGCACCAGGATTTAAATATGCTGGTTGATCTGGTAGCCATTCGCCAAAAGGTATTTGCATTAATATTCCTTAACCGTTATTGTTTGTAGCATAATAATTCTTATCATTAAATGCACCTGCTACTGTTACATCTGATTGTTGTTGTAATGGAGCATTACCATAAGCATCTTCTCTATCATTTCTTTCAAGTCTTTCTAAAGCTGTAGTATAGTTTTGTTGCCACCCTTGTAATCTTTGAGGATCAATTCCTCCTAAGAAATTAGCAGAATGATATAAAGCACCATATAAATAAATAGCAGGATGATTTGTTAGAATATAATTTGTAGTATTTGTATCTGATAAAGCAGGAAACTGTTTATAGTAATTTAAATAAAGAGTGTAATTACTATCAGTAATTGGAGCAAATCTAATATCATCTCCTAAGATTGTATATGAAGATGGTTGTCCAGAAGTTGATCCACCTTTTATCTGATCCATTTGAGCAGGAGTAATATAAGTTAAAGCATACTTAGTTCCACCATTTAAAATATACATATCTCTTACTTGTAAAAAATCAGATGGTAAAGTTGCTGTTTCTCCACTAAGAGTTAGAGTTGTTTGATCTATCATTTTTCTAATTCTTAATTTAGAATTAAAATCTTTTTCTGCTAGAACAATAAAATCCTCAGAAATTTCAGTTGTTAAATCTGATCTGTTTAACCAATTTGCGATTGATGTTTTTAAATCTGAATAAGTTGCTAATGCCATTATAATTTTCCTTCAGCAGTTTTAAAATATCTAAATTCGCTGCTATTTAATTTTTGTTTTAATATTTTTTTTTGAACTTCTGGTGGAAGTGCAAACCAATTACTATCACCATTATACTCATTTGCCCACACACTTAAAGCAATAGTTGGAATACTGGCTACTCTTTTCAAATCTCTTGATTTAGAATAGCCATCATTCATGTTCAACAATTCTTTATTGTGTTTTATGTGTGAATCAATATTAACTTCTTCTTTAACTGCAATTTTGCCTTCCATGTCATCTTTCATGTAAGTTGTTTTTTGCAATCCGTCTAAAATTATATCTTTTCTCATCTGCCTTGACCTTTATATCTTGTTTGTCTTTTTTGTCTTTTCTCTGATTTGTTCTGAGATTTTTTATGCTTACCAGGTCTTTTAGGTGGTTTAGCTCTTGGAACAAAATGAGTGAACTTTTGTTTAGCCATATTAGCCAGACATTTCAGTAACAGAAACTTCAGCAGTACCTATCACAGCAACTTTTTCACCAGGTGAAACTTTAAAAATTTCAGGTTGGTCAGCAGGTACAAATATACTTGCAGATCCAGCAGTAGCTGAAGCTGTAGGTGCAGTTCCAAATAAAATATGAATATCAGCAGGTGTTGCTATTCTTACATATTCAGTTTGAGTACCAAATGCAGCAGATGCTACAGATGAACCTGAAGCTGTTAAGCTTTGATGTGTAGTAGGTCTTAATCCGTAATTAAAACTCATAGTTTTTCTCCTAATTAATTATTGGGGGAAATACCGCTAGGCAAGATCCCCCAAATGTTATTATCTTCTTATTACAAAAGTTACAACTGCTTTTGAAGTATTAGAAGATCCACCGTTTGTAATCATTTCGATAGATCCACCTTCAACAACAGTATTGTTTCCAGTTGGTGAAGCTGTATCAATAGCACCAGCAGAGCCAGAAGCTACGATAGATATTCCACCACCAGTAACTGCTGTACCACCAATTTCAAAAGAAAGTGCGGCAGTTCCTGTAATAGTTGCTTGATTAGCAGTTAAAATTTTTACAATTTTTCCGCCATCAGGTATTGCAACAAAAGTTGATGAAGCAGTTGAAACATCTTCAATTTCAGCTGTTATAAAATAGTCGTTTAGTGTTCTCATGTTTTTATCCTTTATTTGCTTCGTTCCGTCATTGACTTCAAAGACCAAACAAAATTGTTAGTTTAATATGATGGGGGATTTCTCCCCCACCAAAAGTATTTATTATGAAGTAGTTAGGTCTGTAACCATTCCACTTGCTTTTTCATTTCTTGACTCAAGAGTGTACTCAGCTACCATAAATCTCTGATCTGCATCTCTAGTTTGTGCAGGAGTTTGTAGAGAGAAATCTCTTAAGAAAGAAACTGCCCAGTAGTCCATCTCTAAGATAAGAGCATCTTGACCTACTTTTGCAGCAGTACTATTAGCACCTCTAATGAATCTGTTTGGAGCTACTTGCATAGTTCCAAAATCTGACTCATATACATCAATAGAAGTAATTAATCTTCTATCTTCAGCAGCGTCAAATCTTGTAGATCCACCAGTAAAGCCTGATAGTTTTTGTTTATTGAAAGCACCAACCATAATCATGTTAGGGTTTCCGCCTTCATTGTAACAAGATCTCAAAACACCTTTTAACTGATCTTCAGTAAAAGCTCTTTGAGTTCCATCAGTTCTAGCAGCACCGTTACCAGCACCAGATCCACCAGCACCTGCGTCAACGTTAGTTTCGATCCAAGTTTGGCATCCACCTAGTTTTCTTGCAGTTGTAGCGTTACCAGCTGCTTTTGCAACGTTAGATAAAAGAGCAGTTTCCATATCTCTTTTTAATTCTTTCGCAGCTTTAGCTACTTGGTAAGCTAACTCATTGTTTCTTCCAGCAGAAGTTACAGCATCATTAGTTCCTGATACTTGAATTCCTTTAGTAGAAATTTGAGTGTAGTTAGTTTCTTTCGCTGTTGCAGCAAGAGTTGCATAAGAAATGTCATCTCCTTCAACCGCAGCGTTAGCAGCAACGTCAGCTAATGCGTCTGTTTGCCATTGGTGTGTAGTGTTTGTTGCTTTGTTTTTTGCAACGCCAGACATAAAAGGAGTTTCTGTTGGACTTATGTTGTAAATAATGTCCGCTAGGTCTTCTCTTATTCCGACTGTTTGGTACGTTTGATATGTAGCCATTGTTTTTCTCCGTTAGGTTATTGTTTATAGATAACGCAGAAGTAATTCAGTTGCATCTTTAGTGCTTCCAGATTTCTTCAACGTCTTAATCTTATTCAACCTAGATTGACTATCCATATCCTCTTTAGTGCTTTTAACGCCAGACTTAACAAACTTAGATGGTTTAACTTTTTTACTTACTAAATTGGGTTTAGTCGCTTTAGCTTTCATACCATCCATAATCACATCAAACATTCTTGAATCATAAATTCTAGCGACATCTTCATTTGTGAAGCCTTTAGAACTTAAGTAATTCATAATGTTCGACTTAACTGTAGTACCCTTAATAGGATCAGCAAGTTCAGGATGTTTTAAATGAAGTTTTTTTTGTTCTTCTTTTAATATTTCCTGGAACTGAGTTTGCTGATGCTCTCTCAGTTTTTGCTGTGCTTGTTGAATTGATTGTTTTCGTTTATTAATTTTACGATCAACTCTTGCAGCTTCAGTAGGATCTTCATCCCAAAGCCTATCTAGCTCTTGGGAATTTACATCATTGTTAATCTCAGCATTTAAAGTCGCCACTAAGGAATTTAAGTCTTCCATCTTGGTCGAATACTGATTTTTCAAACGATCTTCTTCGGATTTAAGCTCTCTTTTTTCGATTGCTATCTCCTCAGTTTTTCGTCTGTAGTCGGCATCTTTTTGATAACCTGCTTTTAATTCTTCAAGGTCAACATCAATC